CTTGCATCCAAGCGACGAAGCTCAGCGACTAAAGGAGGCGCCGATGGACATCTTAATCGCGATCGTCGGCGGCGGCGTGGGTGCCGCCGTGGTGACGGTGGTCGGTCAGCTCCTGACCGCCCGTCAGGCGAGGCGATACCGCCTCGAAGACACCGAGAGCGCAGACGTCCGAGCGCTCAAGGAGGGGATGACGTGGTTGATGTACGATAGGATTTTGTATTTGGCGAAGCGGTACATCGAGCGCGGCATCGTCAGCTTTGAGGATTACCGCATCCTGACGGAGATGCACCGGGTGTATCATGACAAGCTCGGCGGCAATGGGTATTTGGACGAAATCATGGCGAGCGTGCGAGCGCTCCCGAAGGAGGACTCATGAAGTTAAACGACAAGGTCTACGACGTGCTGAAGTGGGTCGCATTGGTGGCTCTGAACGCGGTCGGCGTGTGCTACAAAACGGTCGCCGCCGTGTGGCACCTGCCCGCAGGGGATGAGGTGTGCGCGACCTGTGCCGCCTTGGCTCTGTGCCTCGGCACACTGCTCGGCATCAGTACCGCCGAATACTACAAGACGAAGGAGGGCGAGTGATGGCCTACCCTATCCTCTCAGACTGGGACTACGTCCGCACGAACGCCGTCCGCGTCTACGGTGACCGCGAGCGGTGGCGCTACGTATACGGCGGGAACGGGGAGTTTCTCGCCACGCGGGGAGCGGCTGAGGCTTTCGTCCGCCGCATGTGGAACGCCTACCCCTCCCATTTTAAGGCCACCGTCACGGGCACAGGCCACACGGTCGACGAGCTCATCGACCACGTGACCGGGTGCCGCGTCGCGGACTGCTCCGGCCTCGTCTGCCTCCTGACGCAGGGCATCGACCCCAACGACCCCCGCACGCCCTACGACATGGCGTCGGGATCGCTGATCGGCGTGTGCCACGACATCACCACCCCGCGCTCGGGCGTGTGCGGCGGGATGCTGTGGCGGAGCGGTCACGTCGGGCTCGACGTTGGCGGCGGCTACGAGGTGGAGGCGAGCAACGAGTTTGTCGACCTGCGCCTCCTCCGCATCAGCTCGACCAAATTCACCAAATCTGGGCGCCTTCCGTGGGTCGACTACGGAAAGCTCCTCCGCGCTACTGACCGATGACGGAGAGTGACCGCCATCGGCGCGTGTTTCCTCCTTTTTCGCCTCACCCCTTCGGGGGTGGGGCTCTTTTTTTGTGCCCAAAACTTTTTTTGAAAAATCTTCAAAAAGTGCTTGACATCGGTGTACACCTATGATATATTGACAATGCAAGGGGCGAAGCCCTACGACAAAGGAGGACACCATGAAACAGTTTGAGGCTATGAAAAAGGATTTACAGAAAGTCATCAAGGCCGTCAGAGACGAGAACGACCTTGGCACGTATCCGAAGGCCATCATGACCATCTCCCAGATGGAGAAGCGCACCGCGACCGTCAACTGCGGCGGAGAGTTTGCCCAGTGGGACAAAGAGAGAGCCGAAGGCAGAGCGCAGGCCGTCATGAGTGACGAGCGCTTCGTGGCTTTCCTGAAGAAGCACAACGCCACAGCCCACACGGAGCTCGACAAATTCGGCGTTACGCAGATTCGCATCAACTACTAAACACCACCAACCGAGGGGCGGCACCCCCGCCCCTCTCCACCACAACACCACACAGGAGGCAACCATGAAAGACCACACCACAATCACCGTTAAGCCTTGGCTCTTCGACAAGCTCTCCGACGAGATGCGTCGCTACCATTTCCTCCTCGTCTGCGAGTACACCGACGTCAACGGCCTCTCGATGGCTGACCACTCCAAGCTCCGTGTCGAAGAAGTACTCGCCGAGACCGAGAAGGCCTACAAGGTGAAGCTCGACGTCGAGACCGAGAACGCCGGACACCCCCGCACCTATACCGCATGGCTCCCCAAGTCCGCCATCATCGACGACGGCGATCCCAAGAAGGCCAAGGTCTACCGGGTGGTCTTCGACCGAGTGAACGACCTCGGCGAGACCGTGACGGACGACTTCACCAACAACGGCGCGGGCTTCGATTGGATCGGAGCGAACGACATCGCCGCCCAGTTGGTCGGGCGCGAAGGCCACTCGAACATCCGCGTCGAGGTGTTCAAGGCCACCGAGGAGAAGCCCGTGCCGATGAGCTACGAAGCGCTCCGCATGATGGTCATGCGGGCGGGCACCATCGAGAAGGTCAGAATCGCCGAGAACGCGCTCAGGGCTTCCGACCTCGACAATGAGCAGTTTGACGAGCTGATGGGAGCGCTCGCCGAGATCGCCCGGGAAATCCACAGAGGGGAGAGCGCTTGACGCTCTCACACAACCAAGAAAAGGAGGACACCATGACGAAAAGACTCACGATCACGTTAAACGACGACGAGGCTCAGGTCGTCGAGTGGATGGCGAAGCAGAACGGCACGACCATCTCGGAGGAGCTGTCGAGCATCTTTTGGTGCGAGCTGTGGCACCTCGTGGAGCTGTACAGGGACGAGGCGAAAGCGGACGCTTGACGGGGTACACCTACAGGCTATAAGATGAGAGGGGGCGGGCACTCCGCCCCCGGGAGAAAAGGAGGACAACATGGCTATCTATTGGAGCGCGGAATCGTGGGGGGATGCCTGCCCGCCCGAGGACTGGGAGGAGATCGTCGACAAGGCGAACGAGGCCATCACGGCCTACGCCGAGGCACACGCAGGCGCGACGGACGAGGAGCTCGCCGAGTATAGCGCAGACCTCTGGGAGCGGTACTGCTCCCGGGGGAACATCTGAAAACACCAACACACCACACAGGAGGAGACGAAAATGATTAGACTGTACGACGGACGCAAAGTGGTCGATTTAGTGATGCGCGAGGAGGGCTTCGACGGCTTCGAGGGCGTCGAGGGATTCTTCCGGGACGAGTACGACGAGGTCGAGTTTTTCGCCGATGGCGGTTGCCACATCTGCCACGACTTCCTCGACAGCGATCAGGCGGTATACGCCGTCGAAGACGTTGACTACTGCGTCGATTACGCCCGCGACTGGGAGAAGTGTTGCGGGGACTTCTCCTACGACTTCGAGGAGTACATGGGCAAGCGTAGCCTTTACGTCTACCCGATGGCGCACGTGCTCATCGTCGGCGGCTCCAATGACGGCTCCGTGGCGTTTGTGGGCACGCTCAAGGACGCCAAGGAGTACGCGAAGATCGCCGAGGGCGAGCTGTCCGAGGAGGAGCTCGGCGTGGTCGGTTATGTGGTCTACGACGAGAACGGGGAGGAGGAGTGATGCCGGACGACTACAAGACCCCTCAGGAGAGATACGACGCCGCCCACACGGTACAGGTCAAGCTCAAGCTGAACACCACCACCGACGCCGACGTGCTCGCCGCCTTGGCGAGTGCTGACAGCAAACAGGGATACATAAAAAGGCTCATCCGTGAAGACCTGCGGCGGAAAGTGGACACGCAGACGGACACGGCCTCCGTCTAACGACGGAAACGCGACATTGCTCTGGGGTTCGAGTCCCCAGTGGCTCACAATCAGGAAACCTCGGTTTTACGCGGAAAATCCGCATAGAACCGAGGTTTTTCTTTGTTCATGACCTCATTTTTCGGCGGGAAATACCCGCCTTTTTTCGCTCCGTGTCCATTTTTGACGCCGAAAGTGGACACGAAAATGGACACGAAAACGGACACGAAATCACCCGCCGACCATCTCATCGATACGAGCACCGACCGCCTCGGAGACCCGCCTCGTCTCATCGTCGAGCGCCTCCCGGTACACCCTCCGCATGACCTCGGCGGTGCTCCACCCTCCCCTCGCCATGATGTAGGCGTCAGGCACGCCCCACGCATGGAGCACGGACGCTCCGAAGTGCCTCAGGGAGTGGAAGTGCACGCCCTCGAGGCCGCAGGCGCGGCAGGCGCTCTTGAACCTCTGGGAGACGATGTGCGGCGGGAGGCTTACGACTCGCTCCTCCCGTCCGACGACGGGGAGCTGAGCCATCACCGACGCGGGGAGCGTGACGACCCGATGCCCTGCCGCCGTCTTGGGCGGCTTGTCATAATAGGCGCCGCCCTCTCCCTGTACGAGGTTGTGCCGGACGGTGACCGTGCCGCGCTTGTGATCTACGTCACCGCCGAGGAGTCCGCAGACCTCGCCGCGCCGCATAGGCACGAAAGCGCCCAGAAGCACGGCGGCGTAGAGCTCGGCATCTCTCCCTTTGATGTACTCGAGCAGGCGCACCACGTCCTCAGCGGCGGGCGTGTGGGCGTCTGACGGGCGGGACTGCGGGAGCCTGACGGACGGTTTGAAGTCAGGGCGGAAAGCGCCCAGTGCGGCGAGGAGGAGCCCGTAGGCGTTGCGGACGCGCTTCGGCGAGTGCTCCCGGGCGTAGTCCGAGACCCATCTTTGCACCGTTTGCGTGTCGAGATCGTCGACCCGCACGTCATCGAGGGCGGCGTAGGCCGTGCGGGCGAGGGAGCGGTAGCCGTAGAGCGTGGAAGGCGACAGGACGGGCTCTCGGTCGTCGATATAGCTCGTGACGGCCTTCTTGACCGTGCGGTTGCTCCGCTCCCGCTTGACTCCGACGACGTACTGATGCGCCAAGAATTCGGCCTGCTTCTTGGTCTCGGCAGTAAACGACCGCCGCTCGCCATTGATGGACGTGCGGACACGCCACGACCCGCTCGGGAGCTTACGCGCTCTCATGTGCTCTCCTCTCTACCATGTCGACGTCCTCCTCGGCGAAGTCTCCGCGCCTGATATGGCTCAGGGCGTGGGCATACGCCCGCCGCGCCGCCTCCTCGCTGATGCTCTCGTTGATGATGACGGTGCACGTGCCGTCCTCGTTTGGCGTCACCGCCTCGGCGACAGCTGACGGGAGCCTCATCTTTACCACCACCGCCTCGTGGGCGGCGTCATACCAAACGGTCAATCGGTCTCTCCTCTCTCCCTCTTCTTCAGTGCCAACAGCACGTCATAGGTGGCTTGCAAGGTCTCCGGGGCGGCGTCTTTTGCCGCCGAGAACAGGAGACGCAGGTCGTGGTCGTCTTTGAGCTTCTGGGCAAGCTCCGCCGTGAGCGGGTCTTCATAGTAGACCGTCTCCCGCTCTCCCGTCGTCAGGTAAGACAAAGGGACGCAGAAGTGGTCGGCGACCTTTTGCAACGTCTTCGTTGACGGCATGTGCGCTCCGCTCGCGAGGTCGTACAGGGTCGAGGCGGGCACGTCGATTTCTTTCGTGGCCTTGTACACGGACAGGCCGCGCTCCTTCAGCAGTTGGGCAAATGGTGTCATCTCTTCCTCCGAAAGTTGAAAAAAGTTATTGACATACTCCGACCCGCCGTGGTATCCTTACTCACGGAGGCTCCGAAGAATCAGAGCAACTCCGAACGGTTACACGGCTGTCGGTATGTCGTGATAGGGGTATCTCGATTATATCGAATTGTCGGAGTATATGCAACCGCTACATATAGGGAAAGGAGGGACGATGACCACAAGTGAGAAGTATCAGGCGGCAAAAGCCGAGCGCGGCCTCACGGATTATCAGGTCGCGAAGATGGCAGGCTTGCCCGAGTCCACGCTCTACGACTGGGTCGGGCGGATGGCTGAGAAGCCCTACTCGACGATGAGCGTCGGAAACATGCTCAGGGTCGCGCAGGCGCTCGGAATCACGCTCGACGATCTAATCGGCGACGTCAGCTGACGTCAACACACCACACACAGGAGGCAAACATATGTTGAAAGAAAATTTAAACGTGGCGCTAATCCATCTCGAGGCGGCGATGTCGGCGCTTGGGTTACTCGCTGAGACGCTCGACGAGCTCGAGCAAAGCGCCGAGGTCAGGACGGCAAAGGACGTCGTCAACGACGCGGCCTACGGTTTACAGGCCGTCGAGCGCTCCATCGGCGACATCGGGTCGACGGTCGATGATTTGGAGGAGGAATAATGGAAACGGCTGTCTTTGTTCTCGGGTCTTTGCTCGTCTTGGCGGTCGGCTTCATCGCCGTCTTGGTTAGCGGGTCTTTGAATTGGTACCGACAGATGGTCAAGGAACAGGAAGCGCACCTTCGGACACGGCGTCAGCTGTACGCCGCACGGGAGGAGAGCTATTGGTGGCGGGAGTGCGCCACCGAGTACATGGAGGAGGTGAAAAGGCTCAATGGCAAAAGTGGACGTGAGGCGTGCTGATGCAATCTTCCGCGGGATGGTCGCCCGTCTGTGTGCGGAGTGGGACGTGACCCGCACTGTTTTCGCGGATGACTCGGGCTTCTCCGAGCCTCACCTGCGCCGCATCCTCGAAGACCCGGGAAGCGCTCGCCTCTCCGACCTGCGCGGAATGGCTGAGGCCTACGACGACCTCACCGACGAGGAGCTCGTGGCGATCGTGAGGGGGGTGCGGTGATGCGGGACATCCGACGACCCTTTTCGGAGTGGCTCTACAAGGCGGCGGAGCGCCACGGCTCCATCTCTAAAGTGGCGGACATGGTCGGCGTCAACCGCATGACGATCTACAGGTGGGAGAGTATGCCGGACACGATCCCGACGCGATTCTATCAGCGGATGCTTGCGGCGGGAGAAATGAGCACCCATGAGGTGCTAAACATCATCATCGGGGAGGAGGACAGATGAGCGGACGAACAGAAACACAGGCGGCGGCGATCCTCGCCTACCTGAAGCGGCACGGCACCATCACCGCCTCGGAGGCGCTCAGCCTCTGCGGCACGTTCAGGTTGTCGGCGCGGATTTACGACCTCAAGGAGCGCGGGTGCGACATTTGGGCGGAGCGCGTGTCCGTCGAGGAGGACGGCAAAGAGGTCGGGCACTACGCCCGTTATCACTACCGGGGCGAATTAAAAGAGGGGTGATGGTCCGGAGGCAACCGCACCATCACCCAAAGGACAACAACACCACACAGGGGGATTATATCCCAAGGAGGAGCAAATGGCAAGAGAAGACAAGGGGCTGACCCTTTGGCAGATCGACACAGGCATCGAGGAGGCGCTCGAGTCGCTGTGCGATGAGGACGGAGTCGTCGACGAGGAGGTCGAGGCACGGCTCGCGGAGCTCGAGATGGAGCGCCCGAAGAAGATCGAAAACTGTGCGCTTTTCGTCAAGAACCGCCGAGCGATGGCGGCGGCTATCCGCACCGAAGAGATGGCGCTCGCGGTCAGGCGGCACCGCTACGAGGCGGACGCCGAGCGTGTCGAGCGTATCCTCGCACGGTCGCTCAACGGTGAGCGGTTCGAGACGCCAAAGGTGAGCATCATGTGGCGGCGGTCGCAGGTCGTCGAGATAGACGAAGGCGCCGAGAACAGTTGGGATTTATACACGGCGGCGGCCTGCCTGATCTACTCGAAGAAGGTCGACAAGCAGGCCGTAAAGGAGGCGCTCAGGGCGGGCGAGGAAGTCCCGGGGGCGCGGCTCGTGGATAAGCTCAACATGCGCATTGAGGGGGTGAAGTGATGGCGACCTACGAACAGATTCAGGCGGCGAACGCCACCATCCGCACGACCGACGTGCGGGGGAAGATGTACGCCGAGGTCAATCAGAGGGTGAAGGCGTTTCGGATGCTTTACCCCGAAGGCACCATCGAGACGACCATGCTCTCGAACGATGGCGAGCCCGGGCGGCGTGTCTGTGTCTTCCGCGCCGAGGTCGGATACACGGACGAGACAGGGCACGACCGCATCCTCGCCACGGGCACGGCCTACGAGAACGAGGGAGCGAGCACCATCAACAGGACGAGCTATATCGAAAACTGCGAGACGTCAGCGGTCGGGCGTGCGCTCGGTTTTCTGGGACTCGGCATTGACGTCGCCATCGCCTCCGCCGAGGAGGTCAAGGGCGCGATCGCACAGGAGCCGACACGAGCGGCAAAGGAGCCGCCGTCGCCCAAGATTAGCGATGTTCAGGTCAAGGCGTTGACTGCGCTTCTTAATGCGAACGGGCTTCAGCTCGCCGCCCTGCTCCACCACTACAAGGTCAAGCACGAAACGGAGCTGACGGAATCTCAATATGTGGACGCCCTCGAGAGGATCAAGAAGTGGGCGTCGAGGAATGAAGGAAGAGAGGAGGAAGAGGAAGCATGAACACAGTCGTTTTAATGGGTCGGTTGACCCGTGACCCCGAAATCAGAGCGACGCAGTCCGGCGCCAAGGTCGCGAGGTACACGCTCGCCATCGACCGCCCGCACAAGGCAGACGCCGAGGCGGTGACGGACTTCATCTCATGCACCGCGTGGGAGCGTGCGGCGGACTTCGCCGAGCGCTACTTCACCAAGGGACAGCGGGTGCTCGTCTCTGGGAGGATTCAGACGGGCTCCTACACCAACCGGGAAGGCGCCAAGGTGCCGACATTCGAGGTGGTGGTCAACTCTCAGGAATTCGCGGACGCCAAGGCCAAGACCGAGACGGCACCGCCCTCTCCCGCTCCGTCAGCTGACGGCGGCTTCGTCGACGCGGTAGACGACGCGGGTCTGCCGTGGGCATGATGACGGCGTCGTTCACGATCGCGGGGCGGCTGTGCGGGCTGAATGACCTCATAGCCGCCGAGCGGTCGAACAAGTACAAAGGCGCCGCGATGAAGCGGGACGCCCAGAACTGGGTCATGCTCGAGGCGCGGAAGCAGTTGCACGGGGTGAGGTTCGCCCGCCCCGTGCGGCTCTCCTACCTTTTCGTGGAGCCGAACAGGAGGCGAGACCACGACAACGTCTCAGGCTTCGCGCACAAGGTCGTACAGGATGCGCTCGTGGCCTGCGGTGTTCTCGCCGACGACGGTTGGGACGAGGTGGTCGGATACGTCGACACGTTCGCGGTCGACCGCAAGCGGCCTCGCATCGAGGTAACCATCGAGGAGGTGGAGTGATGGCAGAGAGACGGATGTTTGCTAAAACGATTATTGACTCGGATGCCTTCTTGGACATGCCCGCCACGACACAGGTGTTATACTTCCACCTCGCCATGAGAGCGGACGACGACGGCTTCGTCAATTCCCCGCGCCGCATCATGCGGCTTGTTGGATGCGCCGAGGACGACCTGCGGCTCCTCGTGGCTAAGCGCTTCCTGATTCCCTTCGACTCCGGCATCGTGGTAATCAAGCATTGGCGCATCCACAATTACCTCCGCTCCGATCGCTACAAGGAGACGGTCTACGCGGACGAGAAGGCCATGCTGACGGTCAAGGAAAACGGCGCATACACGGTCACCGGGGAAGTGGTGGATACCGTCGGTATACCAAGTGGTATACCAAGCGGTATACCATTGGTTGACGCAGGTAAGGATAGTATAGGGAAGGATAGTAAAGGTAAGGATAAAAAGAGCGTGGGCTCGACTCCGTCTCGCATGACGCGCCCGTCAGCTGAGGACGTCGAGGCGTTCTGCCGAGAGAAGGGCATCAGCATCGACGCGCACGCCTTCGTTGACTACTACGAAGCCAACGGATGGCGGGTCGGCAAGTCGCCGATGAAGTCGTGGCAGGCCGCCGTCAGGAACTGGGCGAGACGAGACGCCGAGTGTCAGGCGCAGGCCGTGGCGCCAAAGCGCACGACGAGCTTTCACAATTTTGAACAGAGAGACACGGCGGGCGGGTCGTGGTCGGAGCTCGACACGTTCACGCCGGACGAAGAGGAGGAGGACGACGCATGGGAGGACATACTATCAGGATTCAGGACGGCGAAGAAGACGGGCGGGTCGGAGCCCTGACCTATCTTTACCGTCAGGGGTGGACAATGGAGCAGATCGCACAGGAGCTCGAGACGTCGCTCGTCTGGGTGTCGCAGGTGGTCGCGCTTCTGGGACTGGGTGAGGAGCGCTACGGCACCCACTACCCGCACACAGGCTCCGCGCCTGTGAGACAGGTCTCGGCGGTCGCGTCGACCCGGGCAGGACGCTTTGGCAAACACGGCAGATAAAGGAGGAGGACATCATGAGGTTGATTGATGCGGACGGCTTAAAGGCACATTACGCATGGTGGGAAGAAGAAGGCGAAGTCGACGAGCGCAAGCGGCTCTTCGACGAGATCGTAGACAGACAGCCCACGATTGAGGTTGACGTGCCGTTTATCCACTGCGCGGAGTGCCGCTATTTCGGCGCGAAGTATCACAGGTGCGGGCTTTTCGGCTGTGACAAAATGGGCGACGGCTTCTGCGACGAGGCGGTCAGGAGGTCGGACAGATGACCCGGGAGAAGCTCATCCGAGACACCGAGGTCGCGATGATGACGGGGCGGCGGCTGTCGCCTCGTCAGATCGGAGCCTACAAGGAGGCGGTGCGGGTGCACTACGACGACGGATACATCGAGGCGATGTCGCTATTTTATGCCGAGGCCGTCGCGGACGTTATCGGCGGCGACCGTGTCTACGAGGTCATGGAGCGGGCGCGGGAGCTTCAGCGGGTCTTTATGGACGACGGCGAGGGAGCGCTCGACGACCTCATCGCCCGCGTCTACGAGAAGACCCACGTCATGGTCTGCTTTGACGAGGAGGACGAGGAGTATGTGCGGCGCTTGCTGAAGGAGCGCGGCCTGCGGGAGGATGAGGCGGCGGGATGACCTACGAAGAGAAGAAAGCCTTCTTGAGACAGTACCGCGCCGCGATCCACGCCGCCAAGGATGCGGCACGGAGGCTCGACGAGTATCGGGCGACATACGCGGGACTGAAGGCCGTCATCATAAGCGACATGCCCAGAGGAGGCGGCACACCTCGCGACCTGTCCGATTACGTCGCCAAGCTCGACGAGCTCGAGGGCGACCTGCTGACAGCTGTCGACGCTTACCACGCCAAGGCGCACGAGGTGGAGGCGGTCATCGACCGGGTGACAGACGAGACACAGGCGCGGCTCCTCCGCCTTCGCTACATCGACGGGATGACCTTCGAGCGGATCGCCGTTGAGATGAGCTACTCGTGGCGGCAGGTGATGCGGCTACACTACCGCGCCGTCTGTGACCTCGACCTGTGAGCGTGGCATGGTATGTCATATCGACTCTATGATATTGTTATCGTGCAAAGACTCCGACAAGGGCAACGAGGGTTTGCGCAAATGCTCCGCACCGCGGAGGAGGCCACCGACGAGGTGGCCTTTTCTATTATGGCTAAGGATTTCGCAAAGGGATTTTACAAGACGCAGAATTGGAAGAAGACACGAGCGGCGTATCTCTCGAGCGTCGGCGGGCTGTGTGAGCGATGCCTCGCCCGGGGACTGATCGTGCCTGCGGCGGTCGTCCACCACCGCGTCTACATCGACGAGACAAACATCAACGACCCGACCGTCGTCTTGGATTGGCACAACCTCGAGGCACTGTGCGCATCGTGTCACGCTAACGAACACCAAGGGACGGACAGACGCTACAGCGTGGACGAGTACGGGCGGGTGACGGTAATGTAAATCCCCCCATAATTTACAAAATGTCAAAATATGGGTGGGACCGTGGGTGGGCCTTTTTTCCCACCCCGAACGAGAGCGACCCCCGCGGAGGTGGGCGGAAATGGACGGAGCTAACCACATCTACGCCTACTATCAGCAAATCAAGCAGGGACAGGTGACCGTCGGGCGGTGGGTGCGCCTGATCTACGAATACATCGTGCACGGCCTCGAGTCGAAGGCCTTCTTCTACGACGCGAAGAAGGCGGACAAGGCGATCGAGTGGATAGAGACGCACTGCTTCCACACCGAAGGAGCGCTCGCCCCGTCGCCGTTCCTTCTCGAGCCGTGGCAAAAGGCCTTTATCGCGGCGGTCTTCGGGATCGTCGACGAGCACGGCCTGCGTCAGTGGCGGGAGGTCTTGCTCGTCATCGGGCGGAAGAACGGAAAGAGCCTCCTCGCCTCCTCCATCGCGTCGTACATGTGGCGCGTCGACGGAGGCTATGGCGCCCGTGTATTTTGCATCGCGCCGAAGCTCGACCAAGCCGACCTCGTCTACGCCAACATTTGGCAGATGACCACGCTCGACCCTGAGTATCAGGCGATGGTCGAGGCGGCGGCAGAGAAGGACATGCACAACAAGCGCGTCAACGACGTGAGCGACATGCCGAAGCGGCGGCAGACGGACTACTTCATCCCGGGCACTAACTCCTCGGTCAAGAAGATAGCCTTCTCGGCGAAGAAGTCCGACGGATTCAATCCGTCGCTCTGCGTCTGCGACGAGATCGCGGCATGGGAAGGCGACAAAGGCCTGAAGCAGTACGAGGTCATGAAGTCCGGCATGGGCGCACGGCCTGAGGGACTGCTCCTCTCCCTGACGACGTCCGGCTACGTCAACGACAGCATCTACGACGAGATGATAAAGCGGGCGACGCGCTTCTTGATGGGCGACTCGAAGGAGCACCGCCTCCTCCCTGTGCTCTACATGGTGGACGACGCCGCACGGTGGGACGACATCAACGAGCTACGCAAGGCCAATCCCAACTTGGGCGTGAGCGTCTCGGTCGACTACATGCTCGAGGAGATCGCGGTCGCCGAGCAGTCGCTCAGCAAACGGGCGGAGTTTCTGTGCAAGTACGCAAACGTTAAGCAGAACGCGAGCGTGGCGTGGTTCAACACGCCGGACGTTGAGAAGAATTTCGGCACGCACTCTCCCACCCTCGACGACTTCTCGCGGTGCTATTGCGTGTGCGGCCTCGACCTGTCGCAAACGACCGACCTCACGGCGGCGGTCTGCGTCATCGAGAAGCAAAAGCGCTTGCACGTCTTCGCCAATTTTTGGATGCCCGCCCAGAAGATCGAGGAGGCGACCGCCCGGGACGGCGTGCCGTATATGGCCTACGTCAAGCGCGGTCTTCTGTCGCCCAGTGGCGACAACTTCGTCGACTATCGCGATTGCTATCAGTGGTTCGTCGACTTGGTCGAGAAACACCGCTTGTATCCGCTCAAGGTGGGATACGACCGCTACTCCGCATCGTATCTCATCCAAGACATGACCGCTTACGGATTCCAAGTCGACGACGTCTATCAGGGCGAAAACTTGACGCCCGTCATCAACGAGGTCGACGGCCTGATGCGTGACGGGGTCTTTGACTTCGGCGACAACGACCTGCTCAAGATACACCTGCTCAACTCGGCGCTCAAGCTGAACAACGAGACGAACCGCAAGAGGCTAATCAAAATATCGCAAACGCAACGCATCGACGGCATGGCGGCGCTACTCGACGCAATGACCGTCCGGCAAAAATGGTATGCCGAAATCGGCGGGCAACTCGCAAACGACAAGAGGTGATGCACATGAGTCTCTTTGACAAAATCTTCCGGCCTAAAGCCTACGTCGCGAAGAATTACTTCAAGACGTTGACGGCCTATCAGCCGACCTTTAGACGGTGGTCGGGAGCGCTGTATGAGTCCGAGATCGTGCGCTCAGCGATTGACGCCCGGGCGCGGCACATCGCGAAGCTGTCGATAAAAATCGAGGGCGCCGCACAGCCCCGCCTACAGACGCTCCTCAGGAAAAGGCCGAATCAGTGGCAGACGTGGTCGCAATTCATCTACAGATGCTCGACGATTCTCGACATGCAAAACACGCTTTTTATCGTGCCCATCATCGACCGCAACAACCTCGTAACGGGGCTCTGGGCGTGCCTGCCGACGTCGTGCAAAATCCTCGAGGACAAGGCGGGGACAGAATGGCTCGAGTACAGATTCAGCACGGGCGACGTCGGCGCGGTCGAGCTGTCGCGATGCGGCGTCATGACCCGCCATCAGTACAGAGACGACTTTTTCGGCGAGAGCAATCGGGCGCTCGACTCCACGCTTGACTTGATCGAGCTCGAGCGTCAGGGAATCGCCGAGGGCATCCGGCAAGCGTCGTCTTTCCGCTTCATGGCGCGGCTGACCAACTTCAAAGACCCGGAAGACCTCGAGCAAGAACAGAAAAACTTTACGGCGCGGAACCTGTCACGGGACGCGGGCGGCTTCTTGCTCTTTCCAAACACGTACAGCGACATTCAGCAGATAACGAGCAAGCCCTACACGGTGCCCGCCGACGAGCAAGAGCTAATCCGGCAAAACGTGTTTAACTACTTCGGCGTCTCCGAGGCGGTTCTCCGAAATGAAGCGGTCGGCGCTCAGCTCGACGGATTCTACGAAGGCGCCATCGAGCCTTTTGCGATCCAATTCTCCGAGGTGCTGACGTACATGCTCTTTACACCGACCGAGGTCTCCTACGGCTCCCGGGTGATTGCGGCGGCGAACCGCCTTCAGTACATGAGCACGACGGACAAGGTCAACTTTATCGCCCAGTTGTCCGACCGTGGCTTCTTGACCATCAACGAAGGTCGAGAACTTTTGAACTACGCCCCCATCGACGGCGGCGACCGCCTGCCGATTCGCGGCGAGTATTATTTCGTGGCAGAGCCTGACGACGCCCTGCCCGCACCATCAGAGGAGGAGGTGGCAGAGGATGCCGTATAAGCCGACCGAAAGACAGTATCGCACGTTTTCCGTGCCGCTCGTCTGCCGTGCCGCAGAGGCCGAGGGCGAGGAGACACGCGAGGAGGAGTACATCGTCGAGGGGTACGCCACGACCTTTAACGACCCTTATGTCATGTTTACGTATGACGGGGTCGACTACTCCGAACAGATCGACCGGGACGCACTGACGGATGCCGACATGTCCGACGTGCTGTTTCTCTACAATCACGAGGGCATGGTCTACGCCCGCATCAGCAACGGGACGCTCACAGTGGCGCCCAATGAACGAGGACTCTACGTCCGCGCCGACCTTGGCAAGACCGAGGACGCCCGCCGGATGTATGAATCAATCAAGGCGGGGATGGTGACGACCATGTCGTGGGCTTTCACCATCGCAGACGGCGGCGACAGCTACGACGAAGACGCGCACCTGCGGACAATCTCCAAGGTCAAAAAAGTCTACGACGTTTCCGCCGTCAGTATGCCCGCCAATCCAAACACCGACATCTCAGCCCGAGCCTACTTTGACGGAGTGATCAAAGAGGAGATGGAGCGCCGGAGAGAGCGCGAGCGGGTCGAGGCACTGAGAGCGGCTATCGCCGCCAAGTTAGGAGGTTGACATGGAAGTCAACGAAATGACGCTCGAGCAGATCGAGGCACGCCGCCTCGAGCTGACCGAGGAGTCGAACGCCCTCAGCGACGAGGCCATGTCGTGCGCAGACGTGGAGCGGCTGACGGCTATCGACGAGCGGGCGTCCGCAATCGCGGAGGAGCGGCAGGCGCTCAGGGAGCGCGAGGAGGCCATCAACAAGGCCGCCGAGGAGAGAGCCGCGAAGATCGCGGACGTCATCAACCACGGGACGGAGTCCCGCATCAATCCGAAGGAGGATAAACAGATGGAGGTCAGAAATACCCCCGAATACATCAACGCTTTCGCCGAGTACATCAAGACGAACAACGACACCGAGCTGAGAAAGCTCACGACCGAGCTCGCGACCAACGGCACCGTCCCGGTTCCCGAGCTCGTCGAGGACATCGTCCGCACCGCGTGGGAACGCGAGGACATCATGTCCCGCGTACGCAAGACCTACGTCAAGGGCGTCCTGAAGGTCGGCTTCGAGGTCATGGCAGGCGCGGCGGACATTCACGAGGAAGGCAAGTCCGCCATCACCGACGAAAACCTCGTGATCGGTATCGTGACGCTGACGCCCGTCAGCATCAAAAAAATGATCCACATCTCCGACGAGGTCTACGACCTGCGCGGCGAGGCTTTCCTTCGCTACATCTATGACGAGCTGACTCACAGGATCGCCAAGAGAGCCGCCGACGAGCTCATCGCGAAAATCGTCGCATTAGATGCGACTCCGTCGAACACCGCGCCGACCGCGCAGGTCATCACCGCCGCTCCGGCTGTGGGCGTGATCGCCGAGGCACTCGGCAACCTGTCCGACGAGGCGACGAACCCCGTCGTCATCATGAACAAAGCCACTTGGTCGGCCTTCAAGAGTGCCGCCTACGCCGCCCAGTACTCGGTCGATCCGTTCGAGGGTCTGACCGTCCTCTTTAACGACTCCCTGTCGTCCTACGCCAACGCGTCGAGCGGCGAGGTGTACGCGATCGTCGGCGATCTCGAGCGCGGCGCCCTCGCGAATTTCCCGAACGGAGAGGACATCGACATCAAGGTCGACGAGCTGTCCGAGGCTGAGGCCGACCTCGTCAAAATTATCGGTCGACTGTACGTCGCCGTCGGCGCCGTGACCCCGTTTGCCTTCGTCAACATCGCGAAGGCCTGACGACATGCGCGGGACGGTGACGGAGTCCTTCGTGGATGAGGAGCGCGGGCTCTACCTCGTCGCGGGCATCGAGATCGAGGTGCCCGAGGACAGAGCCGCCGCGCTCTCTCGGTGGGTGAGGTTCGCCGGACTGGGCGAGCCCGCCGAGAAGCCCAAGAAGGCGAAGAAGGCCAAGAAGGCCGAAAAGTAACTAATGGCGGAGGGGCGGGCGACCGTCCCTCCTCTCTTTGGAGGTGGCGCGATGTTAGCACGAGTCAAGCTCGCCCTGCGGGTGGCGACGGACGCATACGACGAGGAGCTCCTCGACCTGATCGCCTCGGCGGCGGCAGACATACAGCACGCGGGGGCGGTCGTGAGCGTGACGCCCGTGACCACCGACGACGTGGTGACGGACTACACGTGCACGGACGCGCTCACCCGCACGGCGATCGTGACCTACTGCCGGATGCATTTCGGGAGCCCGTCCGACTACGACAAGCTCAAGGCGAGCTACGACGAGCAAAAGGCGCAGATGCGCGAGTCGAGCGCCTACGGCATGGTGGAGGCCTGACGATGTGGCAGAAGATAACGCTTATCGCCCGGACCGAGACCGTGGACGAGTACGGCGACCACGTCACCGTCGAGACGCGGCGGGACGTGCTCGCGGACGATTACTCCGTGGGCATGACCGAGACGTATCAGGCGATGGCGGTCGGATACAAGCCCGAGGTCAAGTTTGTCTTGACGAATTGGCTCGACTACCACGGCGAGGAGGTCGTGGAGTATACGCCTTTTGGGTGGGATGCTCCGATTCGGTTTAAAGTCCTGAGGACGTACCGAAACGGCGAGTCGCTCGAGCTGACGTGCTACCGGGGGGTGGACAAGTGAGCGCCCCGAAATCGGTCGTCAAGGTCAAGGCCAAGAACGGCTCCGTGTCGGTCGAGTACACGTCGTCGGTTGACGCCGCCGAGTACTACACGCACGAGCTCACGCGGGCGGCGCTCCGCGACGTCGGCAAGTACGTGTGTAAGGTGTTCCGCACGTCGTATTACTCGCACTTCACCAAGCGCACAGGCGACGCGGGCAAGGCGACCAAGTACAAGGTGATCTCGAGCGCCACGACGACGGCGCCTCGTGTACAGATTGGCCTCAAAACTGGGAAAGTCCCGGGGTTCTATGCGTATTTTCAGGAATTCGGGACGAAAAAGGGCAACGTGCCGCAACTGGGACTCCTGACCCATGCGGTACAGGACAATATCCCGCAAATCGTGTCGATCGAGTCGCAATACCTCTCAGGACTGAGCGATGAGGCGGCACGGCTCGCGGCGATGGTCGATGAGGCCGACATGGAGGGAGACGCCGATGATTAACGAGATGCGGCGCGTCGTCGAGGCGCGTCTACAATCTATCGCGACGGAGTGGGGCATCACCGAGGTGAGCTACCGCTTGGCGTCTGAGGATGCCATGTATCCGCATGTGGTTTTCGATTTCACGACGATCTCGCCCCGCGATCAGGGGCGGCACGACATCACGCTCGACGTCCACATCTGGGCGCGGTCAATGGCTCGTGCGTTTGACATCGCGGACGCCGTGATTGACCTCTTCGCCTACTCAAACCTGCCGCAAGACGACGTGCTACCGACGTTCTACGAGACTTCGGCGTTTACCGTCGAAGACCCGGACAAGACCATCGTGCACGTCGTGGCGAGGCTCGAGGGTCAGGTTTACGAGGCCGACGCGGCCTTCGCATGGAAAGATTAAGGAGGGCTTTTTATGGCTAACATCACCTACGGCGGCACGGGTCAGGTCGTGACCACCGACTTTAAAACCGTGACTTGGGTCGGAAAGACCAAGAGCGGCAAGGCGTGCACCATCACGCTTCAGAACGCCATCAACAACGGAAACATCGAGTGGACATTCGCCGAGAAAGACGACACCGTCCCCGCCGTGACGTTTGAGGCGGCGTATTCCAACACGGACGCGCACATCAGCGACACGACCGAGCCGTGGACGATCGAAGTCGAGGACGGTGTCTCGGCGGGCGCCGGAGAGATTCTGCTCGGTAGCGGTATCTTCTCCATCGGCGGCGTGCCTGTTGCTCTCACTCGCGGCGGCGGTTCTTTCACGGTGGCTCGGACGTTCCGCGAGATCAACGCCGACGATGACATGGGTGCGGTGGTCGACCGTGTGGTCATCACCGAGTCCCGGGCGAGCATCACCATCAACATGTTGACGATGCTGACGAGAGTCGCCGACATGTACGCGGGCATCAGCACGACCTAAGGCAGACGGGGGCGGGTTTCGGCCTGCCCCCTTTTTTTAACAGGGGGAAACGCAAACAATGAGACGGTTAAAGACGTCTGACGTCTTCGCTTTTCTGCGAATCGCGTCAGAGGCACACATAAGGGACGAAGTGAAGCACCTCGCCGGAGTCGTACAGGCGCAGGGAGAGAAAGCGGACGCTCAGGCGGTCGGATACGACCTCATCCTGTCCGTGCTTGAGGGGCTGAGCGCCAAGGGCGCCGAGCGTGGCGTCTATGAGTTTCTCGGCGGTGTCTGGGAGATGACGCCGCAGGCCGTCGCCGACCTCGAGCTCGTCGCGTTCCGCGATAAATTCAAATACTGGGCGGAAAACTACGTCGACCGGGACGAGGTGCGGGCTTTTTTCGGTGCGCTGTCGCGTTTGATGAAGTAAGCGCCCGCGACCTCGTGCTGACCCGCTACGGGAGCACCGCGCCGCTTGACGGCCTGCCGCCCACGGTTGGCGTGGGGTTGCTCTTTAAGGCGCACGAGGAGCAGGTGCGCGACCGAATCCGCGACGAGTGGGTGTCCTTGCTCCCTTGGATGCAATCGGGGCACCTGAAATTGATTCAATTTGACGAGTATTTCGACCAACGCACGGGGCGCAACATCGACCGCCGACCCGCGGAAGAGATCATCGCAGAGCTTGAGCGCTTACACGGAAGGAGGCTTTTGTAGTGGATATTTTTAAACTCGTCGGGTCGGTATGGGTCGACACGACCGAGGCTATCAAAAGCCTCTCCAAGACCGACGAAAAGGCCGAGGGGTTGGGGACGACCTTTGCCAATGCGGGCAAGGCGGTCGGCAAGGCGGCGCTCGCAGTGGGCGCGGCGGCTGTCGGAGCGGGCACGGCGCTCGTGGGAATGGCGAACAACGCCGCCGAGACGGCGGACGCCATCGACAAGGGCTCAATCCGCATGGGCATCTCGACCGACTACTATCAGCAACTCGCCTATGCCGCCGGACAGTCCGGCGTCGAGATGGGGACGCTTGAGAAGGCCGCGAAAAAACTTGAGGGCACGGACATCGGCCTCGAGGATGCCCTCTCCCAGATTATGGCGCTCGGCACGGAGGAGGAGCGGTCGGCGGCGGCGGCTGAGCTTTTCGGGGACACGGTCGCCTATCAGCTCTCGCCCATCCTCGCGTCGTCCGGGGAGGACTTCCAAGGGTTAATGGACAGGGCAAACGAGCTCGGCCTCGTCATGTCAGGGGATAGCGTGGCGGCGGGCGTCACCTTGGGCGACACGATGAGCGACGTCAAGCAGGCCTTCTCGGCGGTGGTCGCCGAGGTTGGCGTGGAAGTGATGCCAATCATTCAGCAATTGCTCGACTGGGTCATCGAGCACATGCCCGAAATCAAGGAATTTATCAGCAACGCGATGACGGTTGCGCAAGACGTTTTTCAGAAGGTCGGCGAGATCATCGCGTGGTTATCGGAGAAATTCGACAAATATTGGCCTATCATCTCCGCGGCAGTAAGCACGGCTGTCGAGAAGGTCAAGACCATATGGGAGAATAACCTCAAGCCGATCATCATCGCCGTGTGGGAGGCCGTCAAGTCGATGGCGGCGACCATCAAGCAGATTTGGGATCAGAACATAAAGCCCATCGTTGACGCCGCTTGGAGCTTCATCAAGCAGATGTGGGAGGGGTCGCTGAAGCCCATCTTTACGGGCATTGCGGGCTTTTTTAAAGGCATTTTTTCGGGCGACATCAAGCAGGCGATGTCAGGTCTCAAAACCTACATCAAGGGCATATGGGACGGGATCGTGATGGTGATACGCACGCCCGTCAACGCCATCATCGGGGTCATTAACGGCTTTATTCGAGGCATCACGGGCGGCATCAATACGGTCATCAGGGCGTTAAACGGTCTCAAGATTGACGTGCCGAAGTGGGTGCAAGACCTCACGGGCGTGAAGTCTTTCGGATTCAATATCCCAGAGGTGAGCGCCCCGCAGATTCCGCTTTTAGCCAAGGGCGGCGACGTCACCCAAGAAGGCGCGGCGATCGTCGGCGAGGCGGGCGCAGAGCTCCTTCAGCTTCCTAAAGGCGCCCGCGTGACTCCGCTTGAAAAGGCAGGCGACACCACGGTCAACATCAACATCGACGTCCACCCGTCCGAGGGAATGGACGAGGAGCGGCTCGCACGGGCGGTCGCTGACCGCATCAACGCGGAGGTACAAAGGACGGTGACGGCATGGGCGTAAAACGGCACAACATCATCTTTGACGGCATCAACGCCTCCGAGAAAGGCATCGTCATCTACGGCGGGACGGTCGACGAGATCGCCGAGCGCGACGTGGAGACGGTCGACGTCCCGGGGCGAAACGGAGTTTTGCACCTCGATAATGGGCGGTGGGGCGAGCGTGAGCAGAGGTATCTTGCCTTTATCAATGGCGACAACTACGCCGCCCGCCTCGCCTTCGCCCGCTTGGCTTTCGGGCGTGTCGGGAAGGGCTACAAAAGGCTCGAGGACACCTACAACGCGGACGTGTACTCGATGGCGTCGTTCGTGGACGCTTTAGCGCCGGAGTCGATGGCCTTCAGGACGGCGGGGCTTGTCGAGCTCGCCTTCTCGTGTCGGCCTGAGCGCTTTCTGCGTACTGGGGAGCAGTCCATCACGGCGGCGCCGTCGGTGGTGCTCGCCAATCCGACGGGGATGCCTGCTCGGCCTCTCCTGACCGTCTACGGAACAGGCGCAGGCGTGCTCAATGTCGGCAACACGCTCGTTTACATCGACAGCATCACGGACTACATCACCATCGACTGCGACACACAAGACGCATACAGAGGGACGACCAATTGCAACGGAGACATCAGGCTCGGCTCGTTCCCCGTCCTCGGTGATGGGCTGACGGGCGTGTCGGTGTCGGGCGGTTTGACGTCCGTGTCTATCATTCCGAGGTGGTGGCGCTTATGATCCCTATCTTGTACAGCCCAGACGAGACGACCTTCGCGTCGAACGGCCTCGGCGCGTTGGCTGACGCGATCGAGTGCCGCGTCGAGGAGGAGCGAAACGGCTCCTACACGCTGACGATGGTCTACCCGGTAGACGGTCAGCACTACGGCGAGCTGACGGTCTCCTCGCTCATCAAGGCCTACTGCGGCGACCGCAGACAAACGCAGGTCTTCCGCGTGACCAAGCTCACCCGCCCGATGGCGGGGCGTGTCACCGTTCAGGCGGTGCACCTCTCCTATCAGCTGTCATATATCCCGTGCACTCCCTTCTCGGCCTCAACGGTCGGCGACGCTTTGTCCGGCCTCGTTGACCACGCGGCGGAGTCGTGCCCGTTCAGCTTTTGGACGAACAAAGCGACGGTCGCGACGTACACGCAGGACGTGCCCGCGTCTATCCGCTCGAGACTGGGCGGCGTACAGGGATCGATACTCGACGTATACGGCGGCGAGTGGGAATTTGACATGTACACGTGCCGCTTGTGGGCGTCACGTGGCAGTGACAACGGGGTGACCTTGCGATACGGCAAGAACCTCGTCGATTTGAGCCAAGAAGTCAGCATCGAGAGCACCATCACGGGCGTCTGTCCTTATTGGACTAACGGCGAGACGACGGTCACGCTCCCCGAGCGGGTCATCTCGGCGGCTTCAGCTGACAACTACCCGTTCCCGCACACGGTGCCGCTTGACTGCTCGCAGGCGTTCAAAGAGCCTCCGACCGAGGCTCAGCTGAGGGCATACGCCACGACCTACGTCAACCGCTCGGGCGTGGGCGTGCCACGGGTCGCCGTGAAGGTGGAATTCGTCAACCTCCGCGACACGGAGGAGTACAAAGACGTCGCCGCCTTGGAGCGTGTCGAGCTCTGCGACTACGTGACGGTGATCTACGACCGCCTCGGTGTGAGTGCCAAGGCCGAGGTGACCAAGACGGCGTGGGACGTGCTCGCCGAGCGGTACATCTCGATTGACGTCGGCGACATTCGGTCGAGTCTTGCCCAGACCATCAGCGAGACGAAGGAGGAGGCCGAGAAGGCGGTCGACTCCTCCGCCCTGACCTCTGCGGTGCAAAAGGCAACGGACATCCTCCGAGGAGTGACGGGCGGATATATCCGTTGGAATACTGACGCCTCGGGTCAGCCCTACGAGATGCTCATCATGGACTCCGACAGCGAGGCGACGGCAACGTACATTTGGCGGTACAGCGCGGCGGGGTGGGGGTTCTCGAGGGACGGCGGCGCCACCTACACGACCGCCGCCACGCTCGACGGCGGCATCGTCGCGGACTACATCACAGCCGGAACGCTGACGGGGCTAATCATCAACAACGGCAACGGGACTTTTTACGTCAACGAAAACGGCGAGGTGACGGCACGAGCGATCGCCATCACGGGCGGCTCGGTCAATATAAACGGGTCGTCAGAGGACGCCCAGATAATCAGCCTCACATACACGGGCACTGGCGTCTCGGCATCCTTCGCGCCGAACGGGATCGATATCAGCGGCGGCGGATACGTGACAAAGATCAGCGCGGGCGACGTATGGCCAACGCAAATATACTACGACTCAAACAACGTCTCGCAGTTAAGAGGCACAAATCTTCAGCCCGACGCGCTTGTTATCTCGGACTCGGGGTCAGCTGACACCGCACGATATGACATCGATTGGTATCAACAGCTCAACCGCCTTTACAACGCGGGCGTGCTGACGAATTACAGCACGACAAACGTCACCTCGGCGACTGGGTCATGGGTCAACGCGGGACAGCTCGCCCACGGCGCGGGATTGTATCTCGTGACCGCCTACTACTCTATCTCCGCCAACACGAGCGGCTATCGGACGCTCATGTTGACCAACTCGTCGACGGGCTCGTCACCTATCACGCCGCAGGCACGGGCGAGAGTCGCGGCGGCGCCCGGGACGGAGACGACCGTGTCCGTGACGACCATCGTCAAGGTGACGGCGTCGGGGACGTGGTATATGCGGACGATTCAAAACAGCGGCGCCACGCTCACCATCACGGCGGCGGAGATTCGCGCCGTCAAGCTCAGCGATTAAGGAGGGAACGATGAGGATTTACTATCAGGCACAGGCCGACTTGTACACGGAGCACGTCGTGCCCGTGTTTAACGCTCAGCAGGGCGACACAGGCAGAGGCGTCGACATCACCCTCACGGACTGCGGCGCGGTCGTCGTGCCGGAGGCCTCCGAGTCCCTGCGGCTGTACTGTAAGCGCCCAGACGGGCACGTCTCCTACCTTCCCGCCACGCTCAGCGGCTCGGCTGTGCGGGTCGAGCTGACTAATCAGCTCCTGAGCGTCCCGGGGCTCGTCGAGTGCGAGCTACAGGTCGGCACGGGCGCGGACATGGTGACGACGCCCGTGTTTAAGGTCTTGGTGCTCCCGTCCAACTACGACGCGCAGGCCGCAGAGTCGACCGACGAATACACAGCCCTCGACGCCGCTCTCGCCACCGTACAGAGCTACAACGGACGGATCGCGCAGAACGCGGCAGACATCACGGCGCTTGATGGGCGTGTGACAGCTGTCGAGGACGGCCTCGACGCGCTTGATGGGCGCGTTGATAACATCGGCACGGTCACCGAGGACATCGTGACCGAGGCCGTGACCACAACGACCGCCACATATAAGTCCGTCGCCTCGGTTGCTCACGGCATTGGGACGTATCTCGTCACGACAAGCGCGGCATTTGTGCAGAACACGAGCGGCGTTCGCATTGCCATCGTGACGGCGTCCGCCTCGTCAAACACGGTCGTTTCGCAGTTGGCGACAGCGACAGCCGTGCCTCTGACTGGTTATTGGACGAGGCTGTCGCACGCGTTTGTTATTCGTGCCTCCTCGGCGGGGACATGGCATCTGAAGGTGTACCAAAACAGCGGCGGCGACCTTAACGTTTCGACGGCTTGCATCCAAGCGACGAAGCTCAGCGACTAAAGGAGGCGCCGATGGACATCTTAATCGCGATCGTCGGCGGCGGCGTGGGTGCCGCCGTGGTGACGGTGGTCGGTCAGCTCCTGACCGCCCGTCAG